TTTCAATACAGATAAAAACCCATAAATTTCGGGGTTTTACCTACCATATTTTAAGGATTTCACCCACTAAAGTTGAAATTTGTAACTGAAAATGTATTTTTGCCCCCCAAACTGTAAGTTGTCAGTCCTAAAGTTTACAGTTTGCCCCCCGAATTACTTTATTTTGTCTCAATTGGCTATGAAATTAAACTAATTCCTTTGAATTCCTAACTATTTGTGTTAAAGTTTTGTTAAGGGAGTCCTTTATTGTCATATTCTCAGTGTTTTGTTGTTTCTCTCTAGGGTAGAGCCAAACAGAATGCAACAGATATACTAATTTGATGAGAATACCGCAACAAAAAACCCTACCAACTTAATGACAGGGTTTTTAAATTACTTTGTTTTGTTTTCTTATTCCTTTACTCTCTAGTCTATAACGATAACATAATATTCTTGGTGGTTATCGTCGTTTGGGTTTTGTGTTTGGTCAAACTTTTCATTTGGTACGTTCTCTGTGATATAGTCCCGCCCCGCTTCAAAGGTTTTAAACTCTTTACTAGGAAACATTCTATTTCCCGCCCAATCTTTTATTACATATTTTGTTTTCATGTCTCTAGTTGTGTTTTTCATAGTTAGGGTATTCCTTTCTATAGGCTTGTTGTACGTCCTCTAATGTATAACCGTATACACTTACTTTTCTTAGTGTGTCATCTATGTCCCCCGTATAGAAACATTCATAGTTGTAGAGTTCACGTACGATTATTTTTTCTTTGCCGTTCTCTTTTATATCTTGTTTTACGGCTTGCTCAAAATTGGCGTCCATTTCTCTTTTTACGGCTTCACTGTGCTTGCTTGGTGCAAACATGCCTAAAGGTAGCTTAGTTGTTTTTTCGCCCGCTAAAGTGATGCCTTTATCTAAATTGATTTTTAACCCCTCGTTAAGTTGTTCAGTACTGAAAGCAAAGAAAACCCCGTACCTCTTAAAAATTTTACTTTGTCCCGCTTCTAAATAGTCAGATAAATACATAATGTTATTGTTTAAGTTGTGAAGTAAAAATTGAAAATCCCGTTAAGATATAGAACCCTAATAACTTTGTGTAATGCATCATTAAGAAGGTGTTACCGTATAGCTTTTTAGCCCTAAATATTTGTAGTCTCATATCTTAATAATTTACTTTTGTCCAATTGTCCCCGAATAGAAACAAACTAATTTTTTTGTGTCGGCTCCAAAATGCCGTGTCGAATTTTACGAATAATCTTTTTAGTGTTTTCATTTAAAGTTGTTTAAAAACCCCCGTTATAGGGGTTTGTTGTTATTGTTAGGCTAGGAACTTTTCAGCCTTAAATTTGTCTATTACCGCCCAAAATTCGGCTTCTTTGTCGTTGTCTCTATATATTAACCCGATGCCGTGTAACAGTTGCTTAGAACTGATATTTTGCTTTTGCCCTAACTGTATACACAATTCTTTTTTTGTAGCCTTAAAATTAGGCGCTAGGTGTTCCCCCGTTTTTAGGTGCGTTATTGTATCCAATAAGAGCGCCTTAAGTGATAGTGTGTTAATCATATAAATTTATTTAATTAGTTCGTTACAATAAATACCTTTCAATACACTTTGTAAGGTCTCAATTCTTTGTGTTAAACACTCCTCTAATGTGGTTAAACCCATTTCGTAATTACGGACAATTCCCTCCTCTGTAGTAACAGATTCTTGTTTTAAAGACTGGTTAAACTTTCGTCTTAGTACTCTAATATCGATGTCGGCTTGTCTCTCTATCTCTCTTAAACTTAAGTCTGTGTTAACTGTGATAGCTTCAATTTGCTTTTTGTATTCTCTACTTTGATTTATCATATAAATTTATTTAAATATTAGTGTATAATTCTTTTATAACTCTTTTGCCCGCCGTCTCTATGTGGCTATCGTCGCACCCTTTTGGATAAAGTAGAAAATCAAAATCACTGTTAACTAATTTAACCGCTTTAGTAAGTTCTAACTCGCTAAATTGGTGCTTCTTTTTAACTGCGCCACTAATCCAATATAATGCATTGTGTGTTTGCCCGCTTGCAAATTGTTGGTACACTAAATAGTGTAGGGCGCACGGGTTAATGTTTGCTATATCTATATAGCTATTTATTTGTTTTACTGTTTGCGTAAAAACCTCAAATTGGTCAATAGGATATTTCATATAAAGTAATTTAGAATGTGGCACTATTGCCGTCACAAATATAGATAACTTTAAATGAAACTCAAATACCATAAAAGTTAAATTAATGTTAAAATGTAGTTTTATATAATTTTAACATTTGCCCCAAAAATGCCCCTCTGTGAAGGCCTGAAAACACTGGTATTTTGAGCGTAATCGACGAACTCAAAGAATCAATACTACGTATCCATATAGGGTACTAAATTGCTTAAATACCCCTTAAAATGATCCTCCAGAATTATTGGATATTCCTAATATTTAAACTACTTTAACTAAAGATTAACACTTGTTTAATACACTAAACTTTAACAAAATCTTAACGTTTGTTTAACGGTTTTATCTCTTGTATATTCGTACCTTTGTACTGTTGGTGGTGTGATGCCGCCCAAGGGTTCGCATTTTTTCGGTGCGCATAGGGTAGACTCCGTCCTACAACAAAGTGAAAATTCCTTTAACAAAGATTTAACAAAACTTTAACATTTAAAGTTTGGCCGTGTCGGAGTCTACTCTTCCAGTGTTGGTGTTACACTTCGCCCGTCTGCCTATGTAAAGATATAAAAAAACCCCCAATTAAGGAGGTTTAAAATGTTAAAGTTTTGTTAATGAAATGTTAAAATTTAGTTATCTTTACCCCTTCTAAACCTTCTATTTTTTCTATAGTGGTAAAAGTAGTTCCTTTATCGGTGGTAACTTTATTTTTTGTAATGGTTCTTTTGGTTAGTACATAGGTGTTGTTACCGTCGCCTTCATTGTGTCTTTTAATGCATCCTTTGTGAAGTAAGGCGCCAAAGGTAGCATCAAAGGTTTTGAAGTCACACAAGGCCTTTAATCTATCGAAGTCCATAGGCTGTGTCATTGTCATGTATAACTCTAAACTAGTATACAATTTTTGTTGGTTGTCAGATAGTGCTCTCATTATTTTTGGATTAAATTAAAGTAAAAAGGATTTTTATTGTGCTCTGTTTTTAAAATTTGCTCGGCTGCTTCTAGCGTGTCGGCTTCTATATCTAAGGACCACTTTTTTTGTATCATTAGAATATCATAGCTTGAGGGCTTGGAAACTTCGTGGTTGTAAGTTACTGTATAGATCATTTTTTTAGGATTTTAAGGGGGTTTTTAAGCCCCCTAATTAATATTAGTTAATTTACCATTGGTAGCCGCATTCAGCCCTGTATATTTCAGCATCGAGACGCTTGTCTTCGTTATACTCTTGAATTGCTTCAGATATCCATTTTGGCGCTTTATTCCAGATAGGGACGTCAACTATATTTCGCCCTTCGCACTCTGTACATTTTTGATCAAAGGATCCGTTTTGATACGCCTCAAAACCGTCATTGTCGCCGTCTTCGTTAAATGATCTGATCAAATCGTTTTCGTCTAAATCGTTTCTAAAATGGGATCCGTTCCCATTACAAATTGGGCAAACTATGCGTTCAGCATCCAACAAGATACTAGTACTATTTAACGAAATAAAATTATCGTTATACTCAAAACATTCGTGATAAAATTGGATTTTCATAACTGTAAAATTTAGAATTAATTAGCCCCCTTGCGAGGGCTTGAAGTTAGTTAATTTAAGCGCTTATAGAGACGCTTTTTTTAGTTTGGAAGGTATTGTTACCATAGGTACTTTTAAGTTCGTCTAGCGACTTATTAGAGCCTGATTTTTGTTTGTAGTCCTCAGGGCTAAAGTACCAACTTTTTTTCTTATTTGCCCAGCGTGGCGCGTTCAATCCTTCAAACTTTATACCTTTGATCGTTTCAATTTGTCGGTACATAGCGCCGTTGGATCCTTCGCTATCGGTTAACCAAATAAAGGAACCAACAAAACTAATATCAATATCTAGCAATCCATCAAATTTTTGTACCAAATCGTAAAATTTGTTTGCGTTAAAATCCTTATCCGCTTCGAATCCCGTGTTAAATTTTAGTTTCTTACTTAAGGTATCGAATTGCGCTTGCATTTCAATAAAACCCGCGTGTGTGCCCCCTTTGTCAGGGTGCAGCACTTTGCATAGTTTGCGGTATTCTGTTTTTAATTCGTTTAAGTCCTTACAGTTTACAAAATGTATCATAGTGGTTTTTTTATAGTCCGCAAATTTGCGAAGTAGTTAGTATATCAATTAGAATTAAGGCCCCATTTAAAATAATTACAGCGGCTAAAATAGCGATGCTAAGCATAGTAACAGGAACCCAATTTAGCACCCAAAAATTGTTTTTAATTTTGTTCGGTAGTTTCATAATTTATTTTTTTAAGATTAATTTAATACGTTCAATTTGTCTATCTGTTTTGGTTACTGTCATATCATTTAGGATAGTTTTTAAGGCCCCTAAAATATAGTAATTAGTTGTACTATCGTTTTCAATTATAAAGTCGTAGCCGTTCCATGTGCGCGCGCTTGGTTCTTTAAATGTATCAGTACATTTAATAAATATCGACGCACCCACATTAAAAACAGATATATCAAAATAAAGATATTCCTTTGTACTGTTAACCGCTCTTAATAAGTCGTTAACGTTTGCATTTTCTAAAATATTAATTAATGTTCCCATAGTATGTATGTAAGTAGATTAAAAAGCCCCCATTTTGAGGGCTTAAAGTTTTTTATTATCCTTTGTAATTTGCAAGTATCCAACTAACCAAAATAGCTTGGTTAGTACCGTCTAAATTAACGTAAAAGTTATTGAATACGCCGTTTGAACCAAAGCGCTCGTAATTCATATTAAACTTACCTTGCAAGTGCTTTGCCATATGAGTATTTGCACCCCAAACAAGCGCTATAAAACCGCTCGGATAGTTGAACCCAAACATTATAACCTTGTTAACCGCTTCAAAATTTGTAGTTGAATTGTCCATAGTGAATTGTTTTTAAATAAATGTTAAGATTTTGTTAAAATTTTGTTAAATTTTGGGTATCGAGCCCTTCCACATAACACTACAAAAGTAGTCTATATGTTAACAATTACAAGGCAATAAATGTTAATGTATTGTTAAAATTTACCAAATAAAATGTTAAAATTTAGTATCCAAAAACAGAACGGTTCCAAATTTTTTGGGGGGGGTGCAAAAAAAATCCTGACCAAAAATTTTTTATTTGCTATAGTCTATCATCACACAGAGCCATTTTTAATTTTTTTTTAGTAGCCCCCAGGGAGGTAAACTAAAGCTAGGGGAACCAAGGGGATAATAGGGGGGGGATATATTTTAGGGTAGGGGTACTTTAGGGTAAAGCTCTGATTATAAAAGAACCATGGGTATATAATTTTAGATTACTTTACAAAAAAAGGGGTGGGTATATAAAAAAAGATTATATTTGCATAAAAAAAGTTATGGGGTGGATTAGAATAGAAGACAGAGAACCAACTAAAGAGCAATTCGGTCAAGAATTCCTTTGTTGTATAAAGATACCTTCAGGTATAAGATACGCAGTTGTAGAATGGTTCTGTCCATTCTTAGAGGGAGAAAAATATTCTGCTGGTAATATTAAGTCAGAGTTTCTTCTTGACTGGGAACCCTACTCAGAAAAAGTAATTGCTTGGAGAGAGATTGAACTTTATAATATTTTAGGATAATAGATATGATTAAAGATCAAGAGGTACACGAAATAGTTACTATTGAGGATATGTGTAGGCTAGTTACAGAAGAGAACTTTGAAAGACTAATAATGGACATGGCCGACTGTGTAGGTTTTCATATTAAATTGAAAAGAGAGTTGTCCGAAGAAGAGTATTCCCAATTAAAATTTGAGAGTATACTATGGAAAGACGATGGTGTTATGGGAATGACATCTATAATGATAAACGGTAAAGAACTGCAAATAAAGAAACTATGAACATACAAGACGAGTTACAGAAAATCCATCATCAGTATGGTATTAGCGAAAAAGCTAATTACGAAATTGAATTGCTATTCAACAAGATGTTACTACCCCATAGCAATAAATCTGAAAAGTGGGGCCACTTAAATCAGCATATAAAAGATCTATTTGTTAATAACAGTGATTACTTAGATGAGTACTACGAGGAAGAAGATGATTTGAAAGATGGTGAAGCAGAAAGAAAGTTACGTAATTTAGGCGAATTAACTTTAAAAATTTTTGGATACGATTAATTAAATAATAAATATATGGATCATTACGATATAAAAAGGCTAGCATTATTAGCGGCATTACAAACAGAAGTAGAGGGCATGAAGGCCACGAACGAAGATAGGAAACAGCAAAACCAATCTATGATTTATGGAGAGGTGGATTTTTCGCATATGGCCACCCAGATTACTGCCCTAGCATATAAACACAACGAACAACTATAGATTTAAAAAAATTATTATGACACTAGGAAGATTTATTTATCTTATTATTAGCGTGTGTACGGCCATTATTGGTTACTCGATACACAAAAGCATTTTTTGGTCTATTGTAGACTTTTTATTTACGCCCCTAGTTTGGATCAAGTGGCTTATTTGCCACGATGTTACTTTAGGTATAATCAAAGGGGCCTTTGCTTGGTTCTTAACCTCTTAATAGTATGGAAAAGATAATTTTTATAGAGGTAATGGTAGCTAACGCTTATCCCTTTCGCGTTATGGTACAGGTAGGTAAAATAGTAGATTTTTGGGAAGCAAGAAAGGGTAAATGTAATATACTTTTAGATGGACAAAAAGTTCTTAATTTAGAAGAAACTTACGAAGAAGTAGTTGCAATTTTAACTTTAAACTCGGCAATAGATATTCGTCGGATAATAAAAAAATAATATGGATAATTTTTTACAACAAATATTCCCCCAGGGAAAAGAAAGATGGATTAAGGTTTTGTATACCAATCCTGAAGAGGCTATGAAACATATAAGGTTAGATACCAATGGTAGTTTCGATAATAAGCTTGGTTTTGAAGTTTTATCTATAGGGGTCATAGATGAGTTTACGCCTCAAATTGAGGCCCTAGCTAAGCTTAAAAGTAAATTAGAGAGTGATTATAGGTTATGGTCTCTTTCTCCCGATCTTATGGATGTATTGAGGCTACACATAGACGACTCTATACAAGAATTAATTTATAGTACTCAATTAACAAAATAGACCTATGGAAGAATCAATAAAAAGAGTACTAAGTAAGTTCAGAAACGGAGAAGAGCGGTTTAATACCTCTCCTTTATTTCGTGCTGTAGTGAGCTCCTTACTAGGAGGAGCGGATCCGATTTCATTGTTAGATAGCCTTATTGAAAGATATGACGAATCCCTGGCAGCTAATATTAGCGATCATACGGAAAGAATTATAGCGAATATACCACATCCATCTATGGAGTATTTAGATCCAGTTAATGTGGTCCCCAAATGCAGTTGCAAAGGATTCCATAAGTGCAACTATTGCCTACGTAAATATTAAACAAAGAAAAAGCGAGGAAATTAATCTCTCGCTTTTTTTATGCTTTATACTTATTAAAATTTATAGCCTTCCGATTGTGGTGGGACAATGGTGCCGTATATTCTCTCTGACTTATTCCATTTACCGTCAACGCAACTAAATACTATTTTAAAAACTCTTTCCCAGGGTGGAATTGTAGGGTAACCCACCGATAGGCTATTTGATTTTTCTTTATAAATAAACTCTACTTTGTCATTTAATTCTACTACGTCAATTCTTTCTGGCATAGACCAAAGTGAAATTGAGGTTGAAAATGTAGCTGTACCGCTACTTTCAAAATTTATTGCCTTGCTTGTGTTTTCCATTTTTATTTTTTAATAATATTTGTATTTGCGGCGATTATCACCGCAACTTTGCGGCTATGCTTTTCTTGGCTACTGAAAATGCTAGGGCTAATCTAAATAGTATGTGCTCTACAGACTCGCCTGGTATTCCTAATAAGATATTTGCCGTGATGCTTATAATATTATTTAGAAACTCTCCCATCTCTCTAGCTTCTTTATTATTTTTTTAAGCAGGCATATCTCTTTTACGGATACCATGCTATTCATATCTTTATCTAACTTGTTTCGAGTTGCGTCTGCCAGGTTACTCTTCAATTCGTTTAGAGTATCTCTGTGGCATTTTTTCATAGCTGCTAGCTCTTTACTTTCTCTTTGTCTTGCTTTATTAAGCGCTGTGTATAATAAACTAAAAAATACCAGTGCAAATGCGGATAACTTTAATAGTGTCATAACGTTATAGTGTTTAATTTAAAAAAGCCCCTTATCTAATTTAATAAACAAGGGACATAAAAATAAATAAATAAAATAAAAATGTTAATATAATACGTGGTCCATGCTAAGTATCATTTGAGATACAGAAGATGCATTTACCAACGCGGCTTTTGTTACTTTTGTGGGATCCAGTATTCCTGCAGTTACCATATCTTTGTACTCGTCAAGCTTGGCATCGTATCCATAATTAAAGTCTCCTGAGAGTACTTCTTTTATAACTACTGCTCCATTAGCTCCTGCGTTTGTACATATTGTCTCGATCGGAGCTTCTAATGCTTTAAGAAGTATCTCGAATCCAATCTGCTCTCCTCTATTTTTAAAATCAGGAGTCTCAAGTGACTTAGCAATTTTAAGTAATGTTACACCACCTCCAGGCACCACTCCTTCTTCCATAGCTGCTCTAGTGGCGTTAATTGCATCCTCTATACGAAACTTTCTTTCTGCTATTTCTATAGGAGAAGATCCTGCTACGTACATCACTGCAATACCGTTAGACAGTTTTGCTATTCTTTCAGAAATCTCTGCTTTTATAGTCTGGACTACCTCTAATTTTAAATCTTGTTTTAACTCTGTTATCTTTAGCTCGATCTTAGCTCTGTCTGTGTCTTCCTTAATAATTGTGAAAGAATCAGAGGTTACTTTTACAACAGAAGCAAACCCTTTCATTGAACTATTGTAGTCTTCAATGTCTGACCCTAATCTTTTTGAGATTATTGTTGCCCCAGTCACTAAAGCTAAGTCTTCTAGATTTTGTTCCTTTACGGTGCCATATCCTGGAGACCTTACTGCGCATACTTTTAATTGGTACTGAACTTTGTTACTGGCTAGATCGTTTAGCGCCTCTGGTCCGTAATCATCTGCGATAATTAATATCGTAGAGTCAGTGTTCTTAGTTTCTTTAAGCATATCAATGATAGGCTCAATTGTTTTTAGTTTTCCTTCGTAAATTAAAATAGAGCAGTCCTCTAGTAGTACAGTGCTGTTGTTTGTATTGATAAACATATGCGATTCGTAACCAGCTTGGTATTTCATGCCATCTACAGTTTCTACGTAGTTCTCGTCTGTAGTACTATCCTTTACTTCTATTAATCCATCCGCACCTACTTTTAAAAATGCATCTGAAATTAGCTTACCCAATTCCGAGTCATTATTGGCAGAAATAGACGCGACTTGTAAAAGTATATCTTTGTTTTCGCTTAGGGAGGTAACGTGTTTTTCTATGTCTTTCAATACCATCAAGGTGGCTTTTCTTATTCCTTTTACAATATCAATTTGGGAAAACCCCGCTTCAATATTTTTAATCCCGTTAAGAATAATTGCCTCAGCCAATGTTGTTGCTGTAGTTGTACCGTCTCCTGCTAAGTTCTCTGTATTCTGAGAAACTGTTTTTAAAATATGTGCAATGTAACTTGCTAACGGATCGCTGAACTTTACTTTTTTAGCCACAGTAACTCCATCGTTTACTATGACAGGTAACATAATTTCAGATAAAACACCAACATTTGTACCAGAAGGTCCTAGTGTACTCTTAACTGCTGCGGATAGAGTAGTCACTGTTTCTCTAATTGCATCTCTAAGTGGTTTCCCAGAACTAATTGATTCTTGCATATAAATTTGTTTTTTGTATCATTGTTAATTTCTCCCCAAAAAAATTAATTTTTATTCCAGGGACTTCCCCTATCATCCAAATAGATCCTATAGGGTATTTTTTATTACTGAAGGTATGTATTATCTCTACTTTTTTAAAAACACTTATAGCGCCTTGAGCGGAACCCGAGGTCTTCATCTCGTCGTTTTTAGAGTAGTAAGACTCTATCTCTTCTGTTGTTGGCTTTGTAACCTCTACATAAAGCCAAGGCTCTTCTGTTTTATATTTGCTCATCCTCGTCAAAGTTTTTATCAATATTTTTTATTGCCTCTACGTTTTGCTCCCAAGTAGAAATAAATATTTTTTTATCCTTTTGCCAAGAACCAGAGAGATCTGGATATAATTCCAGAAGCTCTCCGTTAGCTAATAGCTCGTCATATTCATTCTTAGCTTTCATGTTGTTATTCTATTATTTCAGGGACTTCTGCCTCAGGCCCCCCTTGATTAGGGTTTTCTACCTCAGATCTTAAAACTGCGTTTCCACTGTCTACGTTCATTTGAAAAACTCCTCGTAATTCCCCTAGCATTTGAATTGCTGCACTACCAAGCTCGTCTCTGTCTACTCTTACGTTAGCTATACTAGCTTGCATATCAATGTTTTCGTAGTACTCCGCCTCTAGCTTTTCTGGCGCCATTTTTTTTCTGGTTGTATCTTTAAGTTTGTCGTGTGTAGCCTTGCTATAAAAAGCATATACATCTGATCTGACTCTTTTAGAGTGTTGTTTCTCTACTTCTTGAAACATATTGTTCATTGCTGCATAAAGAGTTAACGGAACTAGAACGTTTTTTTCAGGGTCTAATGTAAAATCTTCGTAATTTGTTTTTTTAGTGCTTGCCATAATTTTTGTTATTTTGTTTTTAAATTTTTTAGTGATTGAAAATACTCTGATAAGTATTTCTGTAATTTTTTGTACTCATCAAAGTTATCAGCCATTTCTGCTCTTTCTTTTGCAGCTTTCAGTATGTTTTCTGATTTAGTCTTAACTACGTTTTCTGGCACAGAAGTAGGACTAGAATAATACGTATTATTATTCAATCCTAGGCCGTTGTTTAAAGTTATATAAGAGTTATTTATACTGTCTCCTTTAATCTCAAGATCTGTAAATATGTCACCCTCTTTATCAGAGAATATTTTAGATAATTCTACAAATCTTTCTACTTTTAATTCTATTTCGTTGTTCATTTTTTATTTTTTAAAAAGGTAAGTCGTCTACTTTATCAGCTTTTGGCGCTGCTTGTTGAGGAGCTGCTTGTTGAGGAGCTGGTTGCGCTTGTGCAGGAGATTGGGCTTGTGCAAATTTAACCTGAACTTTATCCCAAAGAAACTCAATTTGAGCTACCCTAGATGTTTCGCTCTCTCCTTTAGCATTAATCACTTGTTGCGTATCAGGCAGTCCGTTTTCTTTCTTAAAAGTCATTTCGGTTTTTACACCTGCATCCTTAATAGAAATACCTGCATTGTACCCTTTTATTTTTTCTCCGTTAATGTCCCATTCAGTAGGTATAGAGTACGGTCTAAAATTTAATTCGTTTTCTCTGTTTACACCTAGTAAACGATTAAGAAGATTTGCGCAAATTTTACCGTAAAAATCTGTGTTAATTACACTCTCGTCTCCATCTGAATCATGCAAAGTTATTTTTAAAGATGTTCCTTTAGCAAACTTATCTTTTTCAACACTCTCAATTAATCCTGAGATGTCCGTGTAAAAAATTCTTAGCGGGTAGTCTTTTCCGTTTTCAGTATCGTAATACTTGTTTCTCAAATCGACATTTTCATTTTTAGTCCTACGAGACTTTAGGTCTGCTAACGATATTTTTTCGTAGCCTTCTGGCACGTCTTTTCCGTTTGCACATAACATACCATAAGATATATTGTAATAAAATTTTTTTCCTGTGGAATCACTTCCGCCATTGTTTGCTGCCATTTTCTATTTTTTAATTATTATTTATATGCAAATATAGTTCTTTATTCCAAACTATGCAAATTATCTTCAAAAAAATTATCTATTTGTTCTATAGTTTCTTTTACTGTATAAGACAGTTCTTCTAAGACCATAACTTCTACAATGTTGTCGACATTTTCTTTATAGAGTATAATGTCTTTTTTTCTAAGCCTAAGTCTTTTTTCTGTAACTATGTAATCGTCGTCTATAAACTCGAATGGTTCTATAAAAGGTTTTGCAGGGTATTCCCCATCTAAATCCCTGGCTTTTTCTAACTCACTCTCATATGCAAACATTAGCCCTTGATTATGCTCCGCAATATTGTGATATCTTTCTAGGGCTTCTATTTTTACTTTGTAATGTAACGCTGTAAGTTTTATCATTATAAAATTTGTTTTTCAATTAGTAATTCTTCTATTTTCTTCCAGTCGACATAATCTCTTTTTGGTTTGTGATACCTATCTAATCCTTCCTCTACGTCACAGTGGGTAAAATAGGCAACTGTGTCTTCTTTAAGTTTTATTCTCTCTCTTGTAAGCGGGCATCCTAAAGCTGCGTCATCTATATACAAATGCCCAAAAGCTTTCGGAGACCTGGTCCACATTATTTGTGTAGGATTTGCTTGAACTCCATAAACAGGTATTTTATTTATACTAAACCATTCATAAGCCTCTTTAAGTCGGTCTTCGGATCTCATAGTAAATAAAATAAGGTTATGTCCTTTTTTTGTTAACTTAAGTAAAACCTCGGCAGCCCCTATTTCTATTCCTATGTTTGGGTACTCGTGCGTGGTACAAGTACCGTCAAAATCAATGCAAATATCCATATTATTTTTTATTAATTACGTTTGCTTTGTGAAATCTACCTAGTATATTCCCGTTTAAAAATCTTTCTTCTTCTAGCACGCCGCTGCAGAATTGATGTTTACATTCGAAGTAATTCATCATATTTTCCTCGTGTACTATTTGAACTATGTACTTGGTGGCCTGTGCTCCGTCTTTTATCATTGCAATAACTTCTTTAGAAGAGCTATTGTACTCTTGCCACTTCATTTCTGTTTTAACAACTTGATAGTAATACCAAGCACCTTTTTCTTTTCCGATTTTTTGTTTCTTTCTTCTAAAAGCAGATTTTCCTAGCAGGTTCAATTGTTTTGCGGATGCCCTTTTAGATTGTACAGAGAAAAAGTTCTTCTTGCCGTAGTACTCGTAAGATTTACCCTTGTGGGCTAATACTATGCAGTATATAAAACCAAAAGCTTCTTGTTCTTCTTTTGGTAAGTCTTCTATTTTCTCTATTGTTTGTCCTTCGTAAATCCAACTCATAGTTTTATTGTTTATCTAAATACTCTTTCTTCTTGCATTCTTTTAATACACTCCAGGGCGGTCTCTCCTTTTTTCATATTATAGCCGCACCCTACAGTGCCGCCTTTCCAGCTTCCTTTTCTTGAGCCTACTTCTTTAGAGAAGTCTACGTCTATTGTTCTTCTTACTAGTGAGAACAAACTTGTCCATTTAAGCCAATGTGCTCTCCATTCTCGTTCCTCTACGTATACTTTAGTCGGGATCAAAGTTTCGTCTGATTTATCGAAAAACAAATAGTCAATTCTGTATTGTATATCTTTCCACTTGTCTTCATAAAAATCTTTTCTATCGCCTTTAATCTCGTGCTCCCAAGTATCGTTTTTTAGTAAAACTGAACTGCGCACCCAAGTGTATGCCCAAGGAAAATCGTAAGAGTTGTAATTACCCCACTGCCAGATTACACAGCTAGGGATATTTAGTTTTCCAGGAACGGGGTCTATGTGGTAGACATAAAAACCATAAGACGGGTGCTCGGACTGGTCTTTACCTGTATCAAAAGGTAACTTTAAATATATGTCGCCCCATCCAAAAAATAAAAATGGCAATAATAGTAAGTGGGCCCAACCTATGCTAAGTGTTAATAAGCTAAAAAGCAATACGGCTATAACTATTAGAGATGTGATGTTGGTTAATATCCTTGGCCTCGGATCAAAGTAAGAAAAGGGTGATATTTCAAATTTAAAGTACGATCGATTAAAATAAATATTGCACCAAGATCTATCTTCTACTTGTTCTCCAAATCTTGTTTTAAACTTAAAGTTTATTTTTTCTCTCTTTTTTTCTTCTCTCAGCTCACTCGCTGGTGTCTGGCATACTCCTTGGTTTTCCATATTATTGTACTGTCCTTAAAATGTCCTTGATTAGATTTGCAAAACTGTCGCAATCATTTCTTAGATCGGTTACATTAGTCATACTCTCTTTGTAAAAAGCTCTTTGGTCTACAAATTCTTTGTACTTATCACAACCGCTGGCATATTTTTCTGCTGCAGTTATAGAACAAGTTTCGTAGATTAGTTTTCCTTTTTCATCTTTAAATGTCCCTTGGTGAATCGCGACGGCTATCCTAAATTTAATAGCTGTTGCGGCCTTGTCATCTCTACGGGTCCATTCTTTTATCATCTCTACTTTGTACGGGCGAAGCTCTGCTTTTATATCTACAAACCTTGCTTGGTACTCTATTAGAGTGTGTTTATTTAGTTCCCCTACTTTTCTGAATTGTGAGAACGATATTCTATTGTCCTCAAAATCTTCTATTATATCTATAAGTTCTCTATTCATCTAATAATGCCATTAAATATTTAAAGTCTTCTTGATTTTCTTTCATGTAAGTTACGACAGCTTTTTTACCGTTTAACTTTACTTCTACAGCATCCCTATTTGGAAAAGAGAACCAAGCACCGCCTTGGCGTACAATACCTTCTTGTATAAGAACAGTTGAGTACTCATCATAATAATTAAAACCTGAATCGTAGTAAAAGTTAATTTTAAAAATTTCTTTTGGGTTGTAAGACGTGATCTTACTTTTAAGAACTCTGACATCTATTACGTGACCTACGTTTTTACCGTCTTCTATGATTAAGTCTTTTTTGGTAAGGCTTATCATTAAGTTACCCATAGTTTTTTGCCAGTTACCCCTTGGTAAGTATCTAGGGTCTCCCATAGATCCTGGGTCTTCTTTAAAGCTAGTTAAGCCTAGCAGAGTAGTTCTACGGGCCAAACAATTAGCTTCTATAATAGGCATCCGCTGAGTGTATCTTCTAGCCTCTGCAGCCATAGAATTTTCTCCTGCAGATTTTTCCTCTACTGAGGTAGCAATGTAAATAGGGATAGAGTCTAGAACAATTATACCTACGTCATCAGCTGTAGAGTAAGCTTCTATGGTATCAAGCATCTCTTCTAGGTTTCTACCTCTAATAATAATAAGTTTATCTTTATCGACTCCCATTCTTTCAACATAAGAGTCGTCTAAGGTACCTTCTCCGTCGTGATACACGCCGTACTTTCCAGAAGACTTTTGTTCCTCGCGTATAGCTATAAGAGCTAGCGAAGATTTGCCAGTGCCCCCTGGAGCTATAATAGAGTTGTAACCACCTCGCGTGTAACCGCCATTAGTAATCATATCTAAGGTAGGGCTCCCAGTTCCAGTGGTAGTCTTTTTGTAATAACCAATAGGTTGTTTGGAGGCTACCCTTGCTTGGTCTTCGTCCTTTTTACCTTTGTTTAATTTTGCTAAAACATCTTTAAGATTCGCCATATTTTTCGTAGTGCTTGTATGTAATTTTTTCAGTTATTGTACTCTCAAGCTCTGCAAATATACGCATAACTTTCGGATATATTATCATTTGCTTTACTTTTTCTACTGGCTGATTGTCAAAATTAGTGTGGCACTGACTTAAAGTGTACATCCCACATAAATAGATAACGTTATCATCGTTAGTAGCTAAAGACTTGAAGTAAGATTTAGGAAGGACGTGAGCTATTTCACTGACGTGCCCTATAAGCTTATCTCCGCACTCCTCGCATAAACATTTATTATTTTTGATAATTTGTATGTGCTTCTGAAAAAACTCTGCGTAGCCCTCTCTATCAGCTTTTCTTTTTTCGAGTCCTTTCTTAGAATACTTCATGATTAATTAGGTTACCATTAGTTTTTATTACTGGATAAAAGAAGTCGTTATCTATTTTACTAATTTCTGAATCTATGATAGGCAGGCCTGCGCGAAGCTGTATTCTTGTCCACTTTACTTTTGCTTCTTCAGTATCTATTTTAGGTATAGTATCCAAGTCTAGTACTATGCTTACTTCAGTTGGGCTAGTATAAACTAGTCCAGTTATTTGATTGTAGTCGAATATCATATATTTTTATATTTAATTATTGTGCTCTGAATTTGCTATACTCTTTATTTAATCTAACTATCATAGGGTTCCTAGTTTGGAACTCATCTCCTAATGTCATAGATTTTATGCCGTCTACTTTTTCTACAATAGTAAGAAGGTTTTTTAATCCTGTGCTTGATCCTATGTCTGACTGCATTAAATCTCCATTTATAAACATCTTACTAGTCTTGTCTAACCTAGTTACAACCGATATTAGCTCGTGTAAAGTACAATTCTGAGCTTCAGATAGTATTACAATTGAGTTTTTAAAAGTGTTACCTCTTATAAAATTAATTGCCTCGAAAGTTATTTTCTTTTTAAGATCTTTTACTCTATTGGAGTCTGAGGAGCCTAATATTGAATTTATTATGTCATCAAAGGATTTTCTGTAAGCTTCTGTTTTATCTTTTGCTTCTCCAGGCATAAATCCCATAGACCTTCCAACCTCTACAATAGGTTTCATAATAATAATTTTGTCGTAATCTTTAGAGACCATATACTGTAATGCCGTATACATACAAATAAAATCTTTAGCGCATCCTGGTGGGGCTGTTATAATAGATACTTCATTTTCTTGTAGAAATTTCGAAATTGGCTTTTGAATTTCAAAAAGATTTTCTTTGAATAAGTTCACTTTAGATTCTGTCATTTTTATTTAAGTTTGGTTGCTTCGTTAAATTAGGCTTAATGTTTTGGCAGCCATTTACCAAAAAATATTTATTCTCAAAGATAGTGTATTGTACTATAAATCCGTCTACTAATTAAATTATTTTTAATTTTAAAAAGGAAGGCCGTTAGTTGCTTTTGGAACTTGTTTAGGAACTTTTAAATATTCTATAATTCCTCTTTTCAATGCCTCGCCTGCAGGTCCATAAAAAGACCATTCGTTTTTTAAATGCTTGTCGTACAACCAACTACAGTAAGACTTAAGTCTTTCAGCGTCCTTGCCTTGAGCTACATCCCACAGCTTCTTACCTTTGAACATTCCAAATGTAAACTCAGGGTTTTCTTTTACTACTTTATTTTTGTCTACTTCTTTCTTTCCGCTTTCGATAAGACTGTCTTTAGTTGGTCTTCTTGCTCCCGATATAGGGAAATCTGTTAATAGCTCATTTCTATCATTAAACAACCCCCATCCATAGTAAGGCAAGTTTTCGTAGTGAAGACCCTCTACTCTTCCAAATCTTTTTACATTGCCTGAAAAGTCAACTACTTTACAATCTTTTTTATTATTGTGTATCCTCACACCCCTACCTATTTGCTGGTAGAATAGTGCAATAGATGCAGTAGATCTGGCAGTAATTATTCCGTCAAGTTCTGGGTGATCAAACCCGACAGACAGAACGTTAACATTAAATACAACAGGTATTGTTAATTCTTTAAATGCTTTTACAACATAATCCCTAGTCGATGTATCTATCTTGCTATGCACGACTGCGCTATTTGGGAAAGCTTTATAAAGTTCGTTTGCTTCGTCAATAGTCGGTACAAAAACAAGAACAGATTTTCTACCGTCCCTTAACATATTTTTTACTTCCTCTACAATCTGCTCTTGCAAGTTATTTGCTTTGTAATAGTTTTTTTGAGACTGCACTGTAAAGTCAGAACCGTTGCTATTTTCTTGTAAGTAAGTTTCGTCGGTGTCATTTACTTGATATAAAAGCTTGCTCCAGTATGGTTTGGGGTCTGCCTTTACTAACTCACTTATTTGAGTAACATATCTAATATCAGTAAACATCTTAGCTCGGGTCCTATTCATCATTTTTAATGTGGCACCATTCATCCCGCCTTCTAGGTAAAGAGCGGTAGCAGTAAGACCTACAACGTGAGTGATTCCTATTTCTTTAAATAATTCTCTTACCTTAGAACCTACTTTTGTAGACAAGTGGGCCTCGTCAATAATTGCTTTTGTAACGCCCAGCTTTTTTAGTTCTGCTGCATATTTCTTAACAGTCCCTACAGTAGCGTAAGTTACTTTTGATATTTTTCTGCACTCCACAAAATCTCCGTTATCAAGCTGCGCGTAATCAATACCTTTCTCGGTTTTCACTTTTAAGCTGGCACAACAAATAGTTGCAGCCCCACCAACCTTAATAAATTTCTCATAGTTTTGAAGTAAGAGTTCTTTAGAAGGTTGTAAGATAAGTATAGGCGCATTTACACGTTTAACAGTTTCTGCAACGTAAATAGACTTACCACCTGCTGTAGGGGATATTACTAATTCTTTGCAAGTTTTCTTGCTAGACTGTAAAATGTCTACACTTGCTTGTGTTCCTGCTTCCTGATAATCTCGTAATATAAAACTCATATAAAATATGCTAGTAATTAAAGTACAAATATAGTGACTCTCAGCGACATACGCAAGTAATACTATACTTTTTATAGCTCTATTACTATAATAATCTGTGTGTGGGAGTAAATCTAATTATCCTTGTGGCCGCCTACTGTATTATTTACTTTATTAGTGATTATCTATATATAAGATTTACTCTCTCCAGTGCCGACAAGACACAGAACCCCCAAACCCCCTTAATCAAGTACCCCTAAAGGTAACGTAGTATTAAAGTGATTTGGTTGTGTTTTTAAAGCTCACGCTCCCGCAGAAGGAAAAACCCCGAATCCTTATCTCTGCGTGTATTTTTTTGTTGGTACTTAACCGCCCCTTTTTATGTCTAGCGGTCTTCAGTGATATTATTTATTTAATCACCTAAAACGTACAAGTAGCAGGTATACTTCTAACCTGCTCTCCTCTGGCGGTGTACCCGTAATAAATACGAGGCCTCTTCCATTTAGATCTTCCTTACGACCCTTTCCAAGGTTCCTCGTAACTTTACTGCATAAAAAACCCACCAAGTAATTTCTGTCAAGAATAGTTACGCAAGTGGGTGGGGAAAACCGTATAGGTTTTAAAATATTTTAAGCTTGCTCACTATTTACTTCTTGACAAGTGCCAAAGATAGTATAATAATTAACATATAAAAATTATATCATAAATAAATTAATAAAACCCTAACAAATAAATGAAAGGGTTTTATTTAAAACGGGTACTATTTCAAAGTTCCTATCTACTTTGCAAAGTCAAAAAATGTTTTTACCCTTAGGTAATTTGCGGACACTCGGCTCTCTCGATAGCGGTAAATACCATAACCGTCAATTTTACGTTTTAATTCTCAACTTGCGTTAAGACTAAGTCCCAACCTAATTTTAATAGATGGGATTCTAATTGTGCTTTTTTCATAGCGTTTTTTTCTGCTTGCCAAAACTTTTCGTCTTTTGTTTCCACAAAAGAGTAAGGAGCTTTCATTCCGTTCTTAACGGCCTGCACTCTCCAGATTCTTAAATTCTTCATAATTGCTAGTAATAGCAATCATTGGGCATCGTATTCTTTTCATAGGCAAATAGTTTAAAAAGACATAGTATGACGTTTGCTCGTTTATACTATTACTAGCGCAACTAACGGTTCTCTACATCTTGAGTCAAAGATAAAACAAATAAATGAATTAACCTAATCGAATTACTGGTAGGATTCGAACCTACGATTTTCAGGTTTGCAATCGTCTCCCTTGGACCACTCGGGCACAGTAACATTTACTTATGTAATAATGTAGTACTGTAATGAATTCTATAACCTCTGAACACAACACTCTCGTTGGGTTTAAGGCTTACAATAAATTGACTACATTATTGAGGAAAGAGTCAGAATCGAACTGACGACACCCACGGCTTCAACGTGGTGCTCTACCCCTGAGCTACCTCTCCATTTTAATATTGCACAAACCGCTGGAGTCGAACCAACAAATCACGGTTTTGGAGACCGCTTACCTCACCTATGGGGGAATGTATTTGCTCTTCCCCTAGGAATCGAACCTAGCTAAGATGATTAACAGTCATCCGTAATAACCGATATACGAGAGAAGAATGTTTAAAATGCATATCGGAATATGCGTTTTGCAGAAAACGGAGGCCTTGATCCCCTGAGTATTACCTCTCATTTCCTTAGCAGGGAAAGCCTACCCAAGTAGGTTCATTTTCTATTTTGAAGTAGAAGTGGGATTCGAACCCACAACTCAGCTACTAACCGAGCTACTAGTTTTCAAGACTAGTCCTTCGTCCAACCAGACTCCTACTGTGTACTACCGAGGCTTCTGACGTAAGCAGAGTATATAATACTTACCGAATTAACGCTCTTTATGCGACCTCAATGTGGGATAGGTAGGAATCGAACCTACACCTCTCGGGCTACAGATTTACAGTCTGCCCTAGCAAACCAATAGCTAGCTCACTCCCAAATTATTAAACAAAAAAAATCCTATCATTTCTGACAGGATTTTTATAAAACCAATTTTAAGTACTATATTAAATAGTTGTTAAGTCGGTACATAAAAATCCTGGGTCGTTACTAAACGACCAATTAGAATTACAATATGTACTGAAACTTGTTTTCATTATCTTTATTTGAATTGCAATATTACAACATCTTTTTCAATCTACCAAACATATAACAAAAAAATTAATAGTGGGCTTGGAGGGCTACGATCCCCCGTGTAACCAGCTACGCTTTCTACGCATTATGAGTGCGAGGCGATACAAGCCCAAAAAGATTGTGGTCACTAATCCACATCATACGTTGTTTTAAGGTTTAATCCTGTTACCAGAATACAGCACACGTATTACCAAAAAGCCGAAAAGTGTTTTTTACTAATCTTTAGTTTTCCTGAAAGGATTCAAACCTCCAACCAACGCTTTAGAAAAACGGTGCTCTATTCAGTTGAGCTACAGAAAAATATATTAGAGCTTCACATAATAGTCTCGGACCTACTCTAACTGGTAACATTGAGCTGTTACAGGGTTTCTCGTGACACTTAGCTTCGTCCAGAAACTTTTTGCCATCCTAGTGCTAAGATCAGACAAACGTTGTACGGAGAGGAGGGATCGAACCGCCGACCTTTTGTATGTAAAACAAACGCTGCTACCCCTGAGCTATCTCCGCATTATTATAGAGCTTCCAGTTAGATTCGAACTAACGACCTGCTGGTTACAAAACAGCTGCTCTGGCCAACTGAGCTATGGAAGCATTTTTGTGACTTTGAGTAATACGTTACTCTCTCATTGAAACCGTATTGCTTTCGCAACCTCATAGTTTATATGTCACACAACGTCAACGAGTAGCTTACCTCTATAGTAAGGGCCTCTTACGTAAACTTAGCAGTACCAACGGGATTCGAACCCGCAATCTCCACCGTGACAGGGTGGCAACATACACCGATATGATGTGGCACTATAATGGCAGTTGTCGCTTAACTGCCGAAGATGATCAAACTTCTTTTCTACAAGAACGACTTTTGTAGCGGCGGCGGGGATCGAACCCGCGACCTGATGGTTATGAGCCACCCGAGCTAACCGTCTGCTCTACACCGCAATTTGTGCAGCAAGTAAGGTTCGAACTTACGATATCCTCATTGGAAGTGAGGTGCAATTGACCACTATGCGATTGCTGCGTTATTAATTTCAATAGCTTCTTTTAAAGATATTTGCTTTCGGTGCTTATGTAGCCTATTACTTTCGCAATAAGAACAACCACCATTTCGTTCACAACTTTTTGAAACTCTGGTTCTAGAGTTATCCCTTACAGTTTTTGTACCATAAAATGATTTAAGTCTAATAGAAGGTTTTCTAAATGTTCTGCTCATTTTAAAATTATTTAGTAGGAATAGAAGGATTTGAACCTTCGGCATCGTAAGTATCAGTCACGTGCTCTGACCAGGCTGAGCTATACTCCTATTTATTTTTGTGGAATTGATGGGGCTCGAACCCACATGCGTCTCGTTGCAAACGAGGTGCTAAACCAATTTAGCTACAACCCCAGGTATTATGCATAAAAAAAGCTCCCGATTAAGGAGCTTTACTGTTACTATTAATTTTTCAATTATTTATACACCAGTTTTGCCCCGAGAGAATATATCCCCTCTAGTCATTGTCGCTACTGCTATGTTTATAATTGTTTTCATTGAATGTGTTTTATTTTTTGTAAAGAAATTGCCCAGTAGTAATTCTGCTTTCGCTGTCCAAATATTTACTTTTTTCTTATATTGACTGCAAACATATAACTATTATATGTAACTACCAAACACATAACAAAAAATTTAATAAAAAGTTTTTCTGGCAGGATTCAAACCTGCAATCTCTTAATCCGTAGTTAAGGGTGTTGTTCAGTTACACCACAGAAAAATCTTTAAAGGTTATTTTTTCATACCACCTTTTTTGTACATAGCGCTAGTCTTTTTCATACCGCCTTTCTTGAACATAGCGCTAGCAGGCTTTTTTTTCATTCCTGCTGCTTTTCCTTTTTTCATCATTGCCATAATAATATTGTTTAAAGTTATTTTAAAATACAATATTACTAATATAAACAACTAATTACAAATGCATAACCAAAAAATTAATGTGGTACCCCGAGCAGGGATCGAACCTGCACGTCCATTACTGAACACCAGATTTTAAGTCTGGCATGTCTAACCGATTTCATCATCGGGGCATTAGTACCTCAAGTGGGATTCGAACCCACAGAACTCCCGCTCCTAAGGCGGGTGACTTTACCAGTTTGTCCACCGAGGCGTCTGTTCATTATTACAACCTGTTCACGTTTTCATGAACGTTCTTGAAAACGTGAACAGATTAGGAAGTAATTAGTTTTTAAGTATAAAGTTCAGTGTTCCTTTACTTGTAATTAAGAATTTCTCCATTGTATTTTTATACGATTTACTTATAGCATGAAATTTTTTTACTTCTTCTTTATCATATTTTCTAATAAAAGATGTTGCGTGTAGGGATTTTTTAATACGAACTTGCTCAGGAATATCAAGCATATTATCTGTTTGAGTACCTATCAAAATATTATCCCAAGAATTATCTAAAGGGTCTCCATTAAAGTGTCTTACTACAACCCCCGCCACAAAAAGTTTATAACCGTATTTTTGAAAAGCTTGTAACCTGTGAGTATGAACATACTCATTTTTTCCACTTATCTTTACACTTATTCTATGATATCCTTGACATACACTACCTACTTTAACTCCTCTTTTATTATATAGTACTCCATCCTCAGAAACTATAAAACCTTTTTTATATAATTCGACTACTTTATCCATAGTTCAAATATACAAATTATTATTGAACTATACAAATAGTATTTTGGGTGTTGCAGGGACTCGAACCCAATCCTCCTGAGTCACAATCAGGCACATTATTCCATTATGCTAACAACACCATGTATTAGTAGGAATATCGGGACTCGAACCCAAAATGACTGCTCCAAAAACAGTTGTGTTACCATTACACCATACTCCAATTTGTATTGCCAGAGAGAATCGAACTCTCATTTCCAGGATGAAAACCTGATATCCTAACCATTAGATGATGGCAACAAGTACTTTGTTTTTTATAGAGTTAAAAGCTAAACATCTCTTTGTCTAGATGGCTGAAATCGAATCAGCGAATCTCCCGAGTCCAAGTCGGGTGGGTTCATCCATCTGCCCTAGCATCTAGATATTGCATACAAAAAAAGCCCCTAATTTCTTAGGAGCTTTCGATATGCTTATATAATAACTAATTAAACTAAGTCACTATCATTCAAATCATCATCTCCTAACCCTGGTGGGGGAAGCGGTTGGCTAGGTAAATTCTGTTCTGTATGTAGTGCTGTATTTCTCATAATTTTAAAACCTTTTTAAAGGGCCACATTTACGGTTCTGTGGTCAACCACTTCTTTTACCATTTTGGTAATGAATTGCAATATTACGGCAAATACTTTAGACTACCAAACATATAACAAAAAAATTAATATTTAACCGCCATTAAGCATTGGCTTATATCTGTAAACATTGAATAATAAATTCTCCGCTGTCTTGCATATAAAATCTATATTAGTACCAGACTGTTGGTATAAACGGTAACAATCGAAGCAAACGGCATCGCAGAAATCTTTATTATCTATAGACCTGTCTAGTCCAGAGACTATATTATCGTTGATATAGGCCCAAAAGTATTCTGTAAATTCTTCAAAATTCATAGGTAATTGTTTTTTACAAAATTATAAAATAAAAATATCACAAAAAAAAGTGTTAATAAATTAGGTAGTTAAGTTTATTATGTATACATTTGTTTTTTTAAATGTTAAAGTTTTGTTAAATATGAAAAATAGTAAGCAAGAAATAATAAAATCTTTAGAAATAGTGGGAGAGTTTTTCCCAGATATTAAGGAGGCTTGCGTTGAGGGGTACTACAAAATAGATACTGAAAGACTAAGCGGAATAGAAGAGATACTGAGATGCATAAAAATATACGTAATACTTAAGGACATACAAAAACTATCTGGTAGGAAGCTAGAGGTACTTTCATATTACCTTAAATTCGGGTATAGTAAGAAGACTAAAAAAGACATCATAAAAAATATAAAAATAACAGACAGTAACTTAAATAATATAAATCACGAACTACGAAGAATGGGGGTAATAAACAGCGTAGGGTACAACCAGTCTTCTAATGAAGTAAGCGCAGAGTTATTAGAGTTTACAAAATTTATTGTAGAGGATAAAAGAAATTATGTCTTAATGAAAATAAATTAAATGGAAGAAGGTTTCAAAACTGTAGATCAAATACTTATTGAAATAGCAAAAGAGGAGGGTATGTCACTTAAAGAAGTGAGAGATATCTGGAGCCATCAAAAAATTTATATAAAGAAGCAAATGGAAAAAGAGGCTGTTTACTCTATATTCATACCATACATAGGAACGCTATCTTTAAATGTAAAACAGTACACAAAAGAAATAAAAGGTAAAGCAAAAATATTCTACAAAGAATTTATAGAAAAAGTAGAAAAGCTCAAAGTACACGCCAATTACTCTGAGTATGCAAATTCACACAATAGGATTACAGGGGTAAATAGGATAGCAAGGTATATAATAGCTCATTATGAAACAGGTGTATTAAAAAGTAAAAAGATCCTAGAACATAAAAAATGCTGGGAAATAATAAGTAAGTACTCTAACGGAGCATTTAAAAAAAACAAAGAATAGATATGGGAATACTTAAAGAAATTTTAGATGGGCACGTAAACGAGCTACGCGCTATGACTGGTACACAAGATGAGGTAAAAGAAAAGATCTTTTTAAAAAGGGGAGAGATTTGCCTAAGTTGCCCACTTAAAGAAGGGAATATTTGCAATTCAAAAAAATTTATAAATAGCCAAACACTAGATGTTTCTAAAACTGCAAAAACAGGTTATGTAAGAGGCTGCGGTTGTAGACTAAGTGCAAAACAAAGATCTCCAGGAAGTAAATGCCCAGCAGGATTCTGGGGAAATGAATTTAACGTATAAAAATAAAAAAATGGATTATAATTTTTTAGCTAAAAAAGCGATGGAGAAACTGTTTGAAGAAACAGACTTAAGCATAGGAGAGGTAATTAGAGAGCTTACTCAGGAAAAATTTACAGGCTTAAAATCAGAAAACAGAAGCGTGCTTACAAATAAAACAGATAAAGAGTGGTACACAGTGATAGAAAAAATTACTGCAGAGCAACTCGAAGAAGACACAGTTTGCAACGAAGAAGATTGGGAAAAATTTTTATCACAAGGAAAACAATAGTATGGCCAGAATGACACCCCTAGCAGTAGTAGAGCAATACCACGAAAAATACTTAGAGTATGAAAACGCCTTCAATAGCGATTCTGGTAGCCGAGAAGATATAGAAGAAGAATTAAAAAAACTAATAGACTCAGGCTTAGATGAAGAATCTGAAGAGTTTAATAGTAAGATGGTAGACATAATGATAGACAAACCACAAAAGCAGTCAGATGTAAATAACGCTGCGTATAAGTTCTATCTTTTTGCAGAATTTTATATCCTCACACAAGAAGAGGAATTACCTGAGAATATAAAAAAGGATTATGCATCTCTCCCTATTAAGGATAATGTAAAAACTTATTTTTCGGTAGAAGCTGGGAAGTTTGTAAAAAACCAAGAAGAGGGGCTAACAGATAATATGAGAGAGTATTTTAAATCTGTAGTAACTCAAGTAAAACAAATGCAGACTTAATGGCAGAGCCAAGATTTTTAGCGGAGTACCTAAAATTTTAATACTTTTTTAAAGTACTTTAATATTGGGTACTTTTGCAGTATGAAAAAAGGAGTAAGGTTGACTAAGGAGCAGTTTATAAATAAAGCAAATAGCGTACACGGAGATACTTACAGTTATTCTTTGTCTTTATATAAGAATACAGATACTAAATTAATTATAATTTGCCAAGAACACGGAGAGTTTCTTCAAAGCCCTCATAACCACTTAAGTAATAAACAAGGCTGCCCTAAATGCAAAGCAATACAACACACTAATAGAAGTAAGGGAAGTACTGAGGACTTCATAATTAAAGCTAAGAATATACACGAGGATAAATATAACTATAGTCTAGTAGAGTATAAAAATACAAAAACTAAAGTAGAGATTATTTGCCCAGCTCACGGATCATTTTACCAAACACCTAATAATCACTTAAGACTTCATGGATGCTACGTTTGTGGCAGCATAGAAAAGAATATAAAAAATAAAAATAATCCTATGAGTTGGAAGACAACTGACTGGATTCTAGCAGCAAATAAATCATTAGTATTCGACTCATTTAAAGTATACATAATCCGTTGTTGGAACGAAGAAGAGGAGTTCTATAAAATCGGAAAAACTTTTTCTACTGTTAAAAAAAGATTTAAGAGTAAAAATTTAATGCCATATAATTATGAAGTTGTAAATATATTTGAAGGGCACGCCATAGAGATATCAAAGCTGGAGAAAAAGCTGCAAAAAGAAAATAAAAATAATAAGTATATTCCAAACATAAAATTCTTAGGCGTTCAAGAGTGTTTTAAAAAAATAAATAATGGCAAATAATTCTCCAAAATTTTTATATGAGTATCAAGATATCTATTCAGGTTTTCTAGGCCGAGCTAGATCACTAATAATTGACGGGTACTGGCATTTAAAGGCCAACCGTTCACATTTTAAACAAAAAATAGAGGACTTTGGGCATATTCAAAGTGCAACAGACGGTGTATTAGAAGCGCTAGAGATTCTACTAGACGCAGCAGAAGGAGAGAGAGATAAGCCAGGAGTACAACCAATGATAAACGAGGTACTCTCTATTGTGAATATACACTTAGAAAGAATAACTAAATATTATCCAAAGAATACCCCCCAAGGATTTAAAACAAAAGAAGATCAAAGAGAAGAAGGGAAGTTTCAGCAACTTATTTTTAAAGGTGAACAGAAGCTAAAAGCTAAACTAAAAAATTTAAATGTCGCTAATGACATGGACGGTTTTTCAATTAGGTTTTTTGACGGAAGGATAGCAACTCTTCCAATGAAACAAGTGCTTACCGATTTAGTCCCAGAGATAGCAGCTAAAATAGAAAGCATGCCTATAGACTGGGATCTAATAATGGACAACGGATTATTTATAAATATGGAAAAAAGAGATATTCCAGACTATAATTCGAGCAAACATTTTTGGGACCAGGAACCATTAGCTTTACAATTCTGGGTATCAGAGTGGAATAAGATAAACAAAGGGATTACAATAGATAATTACGACATGTCTCCTTGGATGTACTTTCACTTAAACTATTTTAAAACACCTATTAAAAATCAAGGGAACAGAATCATAAACCCGCCCCTAAGAGATAACGAGTGGTACGTAGACGAGATAAAAAAATATGCCGTAAAGAGAGCAAAAGAGCTAGAGCCTGCAGGTATACTTATATACGGTACTAGACGTTTTGCAAAGTCCACAGCAGAGGCATCTCACTGCCATCATGGACTATTGATATACCCAACAGAGTCAGGGACAATAACAGCCAGTAACGGGGAGGATTTAGCCTCTATAACAGATAAGATGAATAAGTCCATGGACTACATTCACCCTGCATTTGCAGTAAATATTTTATCAGGTAAAGGCTGGGAGAAAGAAACAGATATAGGATTAAAAAGCGGATCTGGTGCCAAAACATATTTACTATTTAAGTTCTTCATTATTAACACAGACTCAGGAAGTAAACGTGGAAGCCAGAAAACAGCGGGTGGAAATCCAGTTGTTTTTGTAGCAGATGAGATAGGTAAGGAAGAGTTTTTAAAAAGTTATAGAGCAGGTATACCTTCTTTCGAATCAGACAACGGGTGGGTATGTCAGCCGCTATACGTGGGTACAGGTGGAGACGAAGACTTATCTGCAGACGCAGAGAGAGCCTTGGCCGACCCAGCTGGTAACGACTTTATAGAAATGGATTGGGACATACTTGAACACGGCATACCAAAACATTTAATTACCTGGAAGAGAAGAAAGTTCGGATGGTTTATCCCAGCTCAAATGAGTACTAAAACAGGCTTTAAAAAGATAAAGACTAATTTCGCTGACTTCTTGGGAATAAAATCAGAGCAGCTTAGCAAAATTGAATTCTATCAAACAGACTGGGAGCATAACAATAACGTAGTAAAAGAAAGAAGAGCATCCCTATCTGGTGCGGCACTACAAACAGAAATAGTTTTTAGACCAATAGACCCAGAAGAGTGTTTCATGTCTGCAAAACAAAACCCATATCCAGCGACAGGTATTAAGAGACACAAAGAAAAACTTCAATCTGAGGGTAGTCCTATATACGGAACAGCTAGAAGAATAGGATTAGAGAGGGACAGAGACAACTTTACTAAAGTAAAAATGTTCTTAGATACAGTAAGGGAGCCTAACGAGTACCCTCACAACGGATCTTTTACAGATTGCCCTTTCTTACTTTACGGAGATTTTCCAGAAGAAAGGCCTACAGACCCGTATAGATTTGTAGCTGGACTAGATGATTATAAGCAAGACGAGTCTAACGAAAGTAAAAAAGGATCTATCGGAGCTTTCTATATATTTGATAGACTAACAAGAAAAATAATACTGGGGCTAGCAAATAGACCTGATCCCCACACAGACTTCCATAAACAAATGCATATGGCATTAGATGCATTTAATGCTAAGTGTTTCATGGAAAACGAAGATATGGATTTTAAAAAATATCTCGACAGAGTTACCGAGCCATCATTGTATTTATACAAGGGATTCGATGCTTACGATGATTTCTCAAAATTCCAAAACGGAACAAGAAAATTTGGATGGAGACCAGATAAAAACACAGTGCCGCTAGTAAGGGGGTATGCAGTAGACTACACTAAAGACGATGTAGATTATAAGGATGGGGACGGAAACGTTACCCATACAATAGCAGGATATGAAAGAATAGAGGACATACAACTTGCAGAGGAGATGGTTAAATTTAAACCAGACGGAAACTTTGATAGATTAGTTGCATTCGGATCTTGTTTAGCAATAGACTACTATTTGACTTGTAAGTACATAACACCTCAATCCAATACTCAGAAAACAGATGAACAGAGAAGAGAACAATTTAAGCCTGCAAGAAATAAATTCTTTATATCAAAAAAAAGGTCACCATTCAGTAGATAGTTTGAAAAATTTTAACATATTTTTAATATAACAAATAAATGTATATTTTTGCAATCTAACAAATACACAATAAATGTCTGATTTTAATAGTAATAAAGACTTTGGAAAATATGTAGGAAGCACCCCCTCGACCAGCAACGATTCGTTGCCTATGCAAATGCTTTCCCGTTCTAAGAAGAACCCTGCTTGGCAGAAATATGTTATGGATACATTAGAAACCATAGGGTTAAAACAAATAAGAGAAAACAGAGTATTCGCAGATTACAGAAAGATGCAGCAAGGAAGGCTTGTATACTCTGATTTTGACGAGACACAGACGGATCTTAGAGGTATTGCCGCAACTCGATCAACACAAAAATTGCCGACATTCTTAAAACATTACGATTTAATTGGGAGGATAATAAATCTACTTGCGGGAGAATTTAATAAACAAAGAGATACATTAAACATAGTATCGACAGACGTATTTTCAACCAGCGAATTTTTAAGAGAAAAGGATTCAAGAATAAGAAAATTTACAGAGGACTATTTTAATAAAGAATTGGAAATAGGGCTAATAGAAAAAGGATTGGACCCGTATAGACAAGAGTTTGGATCTGAAGAAGAAAAACAAGCTTATTTAGAAAAATTAAAAATGGAGCGCGATCTAATAATCGCACCAGAAGAGATTGAGAAAGATTTACAAAAGAACTTTAAAACAGCTATTGTAGAGTGGGCAGAAAAGACTATGGAGAGTAATTATATAAGATTCTCCCTGGACATGCTAGATACAGAAGAACTTATAAGCTATTTAGCTACTGGAAGATATTTCAGAAACTACTACGTGGGATACGACACATACGAACCAGAAACTTGGGACGTAGAAAGAACATTTTTCTCTCAAGACCAAGAAGCTAAGTACCCGCAAGATTGTGAGTATGTAGGAACCATACACTTATTAAGCGGAGCCAAAGTACTTTCTAAATTTGGGCATCTAATTCCAAAAAACATACAAACAAAATTATACGGAGAGGACTTTTACGGAACTGGTTCGGAAGCCGTAAGCCCAAGAACATTTATAGAGAATGCAGGAGGTAAGCCCACCAGTATACCAAACGCAAGCTATTACCAGCAACAAACTGCACAATCTTTCCAAAATCTGCTAGGGGCGCCATGGGCAAATCAGTACTACAGAGGGAACGAAGGAGAACTAGAGTCTAGGTATAATTGGGTAAATACAAACAACACTGGAAATAACGTAGGCTGGGGAAAAGCATTCAGAGACGATATTAACGTAAGAACAGATCAAATTCAGGTTACAGAAGCCTATTTCAGAAGTCAAAAACTTATGGGGCTATTGACTATTGAGAACCCACTTACAGACACACCATACCAAGTAATGGTGGAAGAAAGTTTAATACCAGAGTTTTTAGAATTTTATAATATAAAAAAACAAAGCTCAAAATCTTGGAAAGACGTAGTTGATTTCCCATTAGAAAATATAAATACAATAACTTACGGATTCTTGCCAGAAATATGGAGGGGCCTTAAAATAAATGCTAGCACAACTAACCTTAAAGAAGATTACGTTTTTGGGGTGGAGCCACTAGAGTATCAAATAACAGGAAGTAAGAACGAATTCGATTTAAAAATACCTGTCGCAGGAATAATATCTTCTGGCATAGGGGAGATGATTAGGGCTTTACAAATTGACTATAATATTGTAATGAACCAAAACAGGCAGTATTTAGAGAAGACAATCGGAACTTTCTTTATGATGGACTGGAACTTGCTACCTAGCCAGTTTAAAAACGAAAAAGGAGACACTACAGCAGAACTAGTAGAGGAGTGGAGAGAAACAGTAAGAGAGTTAGGAATAGGTCTTGTAGATCAATCGCCAAGAAACACTAAAGGCCAGAACCCAAACCAAAATAATATACAGCAATACGACATATCCTATATAAATAATATTCAAATGAATATGACTTTAGCTAGGGATTACGAAGACAAGGCTTATGCTATGATAGGGATCACAAGAGAAAGATCTGGTAATCCTAATGAGTATATGACAGGAGAAGGTATTAAGCAAGGCGTAGAGGCCTCTTATGCTCAGACAGAAGTTATATACAAAAGGTTTAATACTGCTAAAGTAAAAGAAAAAGAAATAGAGTTATCTATAGCGCAGTACGCAGCCAGTAATGGTAAAGACATATCTGTAAATTATATAAATGGTCAAAATGAAAGGATAATACAAAATTTTGTAGACCCTAATTTTTCATTTAGAAAGTTAGAAGTATTTCCAGCAGATGATTCTGGAAAAAGAAGAGAACTAGAAACCTTTAAACAAATGATACTCCAAAGAAATACTTTGGATAGTTCTATATACGATTTAGGTAAAGTAGTAACATCTGATAATTTCGTATCTCTGCTAGAATACGGGCTAGAGCAAGAGAAAAAGAAAAACAAGCAAGTAGCAGATACAAGAGCGCATGAAAAGGAATTAGTAGACATGCAAAATCAATCAGCTCAAGAAAGCATGCAAAAAGCTAACGAGAGAGAAGATAGCAATAAAAAGTTAGACAGAGATTCTCAAGAGTATATTGCTGAAGTAAGAGCTAGAGCAACCCTAGCTGATAGTAACGTAAAAACAGATACCTTAGATCAGTTTTTTAAGAAAGAAGAACAAGAGCAAGACAAAAGAGATAAAGAAACAACTAATAACCTAAAGCAACAGGACATAGACTTAAAAGCTAAGAAACAAGATTCTGAAGTAAAAAACAAAATGTCAAGCTTAGATTTGCAGTTCTTGCAGCTAAGAGAAAACGCAAAAGATAGGGTAGCTAAACAAAAAGAAAGTAAAGACAGAGTAACTATAGCAAGAGTAAACACTTAATTGTCATAAAAAAATTAACGTCATAAAAATTTTAATGTAAAAATTAAAGCTACTTTATATTTCTAACACATTTTAAACAACAACAATAATAATATATATTTGCAATGAAAGATAATACACCGAAGACAGAATTTCAAGGAGCAATTAGTTTAGACGCTATTTTTGCAGCGACTTCAAAAAAAAATTCTCCCGAAATTAAAAAGGATATTAAATTAGAAAAACCAGCTGAAGCTAAGAAAGTGGAGGAGGAAGAGGAAGAAGTAGAAATACCAGCACCCGTAAAAACTCCAGAAGCAGTAAAAGCAACAGAGGAAATAAAAGCAAAAGAGGAAGTAAAGCCAGAAGTGGTTACAGGAGAAACAGAATCTTTTAAAACGGCAAAAAGATTAATTCAATTAGGTTTACTAGATGACTTTACTATTCAAACCGCAGAAGAAGACGAAGACGGCACATTAATTTCTCAATTCACTAGCATGACTAGTGAAAACTTGGAGGAGATTATAAATATCCACAAACAAGGAAAGACAGACGAAATATCTTCTAAGTACATAACTAAAGAAGGATTAAAAGAGCACCAACTTAAAGTAATTGAAATACTTAAAAACGGAGGTGATCTATCTAAAATAGCGGGGACTGAAGAAGAGGCTTTTAAAAGGCCTTTCGAAGGATTCGATATGGAGGAGCAAGAAAGACAGATTGACGTTCTTTATACAGATTTAACAGCAAGCAAAAAACTTAGTCACGATAAGGCTATTAACCTTATTAAGATAAGTATTAGCAGCGGAACAATAGCATTAGAAGCACAAGAGGTTTTTGATTCTTACAGAAGGTCTCACTCTGAATATGTCGATAAGATGTTGGAAGAGCAAAAGAAAGAGAAAGAATTCACAGAATTGACTTTTAAAGAAAATAAAAAATCTTTAACAGAAAAATTAAAAAACGCAGGCTTAAAAGAAACAGTCTATAAAAAAGTTGCAGCAGAGTACTCAAAGAAAAACGAAAACGGAGAGTACGCGTTAGTAGACAAACTAAAAGCGATACTAGATAATCCAGAGGATAATCACGAGTTAATATTGCATTTAGTAGATAAAAATCTTTTTAACGAAACTTTTAAAATAAAGTCAGCCCAAGAAGCTCAAAAAACAATAGTAAGACTAGCTTCTGGAGCACAATCTAAAGGCAACAGACAAAGCTCAAAAGTAGAAGAGCAAACTCCAAACACACCTTGGATGAGAAATGCTCAAATATACAACGAAAGCATAAACCAGAAATAACTAAAATTTAAACAATAAAAAATGGCATTTACTCAAACAGGCGGTATTCCGCAATTTATATCGGGAGATAGAGTAGTACAGTTCCACTACGCAAAGGACTTGCGTAAGAACCCTCTTTCCCTTGATTTACCTACGTCTCAAGCATATATGGACGGAGAAGACCAATTCAAGCATATTGGAGAGCTAGGGTTTTTTGGACAGCGCACAACAACAGCTAAGCCTTTTACAATTGACATTCTAGAGAATCGTCAAGTAATGGAAACAGCTCACGACGGTACTTTTCAATATGACGTACCTTTCTATGCAAACGAGCAGTGCGTAACTACAAGAGATACTTCTACTGATATAGAGTCTCCAGGAATTGATGAAGGTACTTTTAAAGTAGTTCTTTCAGAAGAATTCAAACCTTGGGATGTATTAGGTACTAATGTATACTACGGACAACAAATCATTGTTACAGAAGACCCAGTTCTACAAAAAGGAGACAGCTTTGAGCATATTGTGAAGTTAAACACTAACAACAGTAAAGAGTCTTACGAGCCTTCTAACTTAGTTGAAGGAGTTACATATTTCAAACTCTTTAACGTATTAGGAGGAGAAAGAGATACTTTCTTATCTGGAGTTAGAGTTCCTAACAGACCAAGTTACTTAACTTGTGAGTTTCAAGTAGGTGTTGGATCTGGTGCTGAATTGGACGTGAGTGCAGTAGCAAATATCGGATCTAAAATCGGTACAAACTTTAAGCAAGGATTTATTAAGGACCTTAATATGGACTTCGAACAGTTCACAAGAACTTGGGGAGACGTAGCGGTAATTATGGATAAATCAGCAGATGGAACTGTTATTGCAGAGTCAGCTCGTTTATCGGATGTTGCAGAGTGGTTAGTAAAACGCGAGCATTTAAAAATGATCGAAACAAGAGCTATGTTTGCTCGCCCAGCTAGAATTAGCGTAGGCTCAGGTCACGTTACTATCGCAGAAGGACTTTGGTTCCAATTAAGACGTGGTAAAAAAATCCCTTATTCAAGAAAAGGTGGTATTACACGTAGACATATTAAAGAGGCAACAGAGTATGTTTTCCAAGGAAACGAAATGGAGCCAGAAATGAGACATATCAAATTCAAAGCAGGTAAATACGCTTACGAGAATGTTACGGGAGGAATCTATTCTGAAGAGTTTAGCGACCAAATGGGACGTACTTCTAACCTTACTAATGTTTTCGGAACAGATGGTCAATTAGGAGTTAGCCCAATTACAGCTACAAAGGATGCTTATGGAAACATAGAGATGACTTTAAAAGCTTTAAAAGTAAAGCAAGTATTCCTTGCAGGAATTGGAAACGTAGAAATTGAGTACGATCCATCTTTAGATTACCTAGGAAATGTAGCTGACAGATTATCTGCAGGTATGCATCCAAACGGAAAATCTCACGGTGCGTATGCAATGGTTATCTGGGATGCACGTAAGCAATCTTATTCTAACAACAAGTACCAACCAAAAGGTGTAGATTTTGTTGAAGGAGCTCCAGAAAACTCTAGTGTTTACTTGGTTAAAAAGCCAGGAGATTTTATCTACTCAGGTAGAACAAATGGATACTACGATCCTTACAGAACTAGCGATATCCTTTCTAGTGGTAACAAACAACGTTTTGTTGACTACTGGTCTTGGGATGCAGGTTGTGCTTATTTCTTAACTGACCCTAGTGCATTTGTAATGATTGAGCTAGTTGAAGAAGACAGAAGAGGTTATAACTAATAAATAAAAGAGAGTCCCTTTATCTGCAAATAGGTAAAGGGGAACTCTTTAAAAAATTAAGGTTTTTGTACTTACTTGTATTAAGAATTATATTTGTAGCAGAAAAACAACAAAGATGAAACAATTTACAGTTAAAGTACCTGGGATAGACTTTGAACTATCCTCAAATCAAATATACCATATAAGAGAAATTGCAGATGCAGACGCTCCTGATGGTTATCAGAAACAAGGAATAACAAAACACCCGTTACCTGGGATAGCTGAAGGAATCATAGTTCCTTACCACGAAGCAACCAGAACTTGGAACACAGGATTTTTTAAAGGTAGCTCTTGCTACTCAAAAGAGGTTCCAATTACCACAGGTAAAATTCTTAAACAAATTGAAGATTGTCTCATGCCAGAACTAGAGGTCCTTGTAGAAGGAGATCTAAGAAATGGTAAAAGCAGCAATAATAGATTCTTTGACGAATTTACGCCGTTTAACGGAGAAGGTTTTGGAGAAGATACATCTAAGTATAAAATTAAAGGCGGGAATATGTTTAATACAAAACACCCATTGGAATTCTTAGCATTATGGTTCGCATTATTAGGGAAGCAAGTTATGCCTCCCAACAATCAAAATTCCCCTTCATACAAAAGTTGTGCATTTATTCTAGAGGATAAGAAACAATCTACATCTCTGGAACAAGACAAAGAGTACGATAAATCCGTAGCTATGTCTACAGTTATGTACTTAGTTAATAACAAAGCAGATAAGAAAGAGCTTAAGCATTTACAGAATGTATTTGAGTACATCGGTTTAAACTTAACTATAGAAGAAACGGAAACTAAACCACTTGTGTCTATCTTTGGTAGATGGTGCGAAAAAGGAGGTTACAACAATGAAAATTCTGCAACCTTTAATGAAACGTTTGAGAAGTTTAAAAAGGAAGAAGATAGGGAAGAGTTAGTAGCGTACATAAAGCTTTTAAGAGATATAAAATCTTCAAAGATAAAAGTAGAGCGACACGATATCCTGATCGATGGACAAAACTTAGGACCAGACAAAAAAGCAGCCGCAAGAAAAATAATTGCAGACCAAGAATTGCACAAAGCGTTTTTACTGATATAAATATAGAAAATGAATTTTGAAGAGAGCTACCAAAAATATTTAATTTTAAGCGAATCAAACGGAACAACTGATAAGCTTTCTACCGACAAAAGTAGGTATGCAGTTGGTTACAATATCGCTCAAAATAAAATAATAGAGTGGTTCATCGAGAACAATTCTACAGATGAAAACCGATACTTACAAAGTATAAAATTACAATACAAAAAATTATCAAAATCGGAAGTCAGAAGTGACTACTCAAGTTTTTTAATACCAAAAAACTATTTTGAGCACATAGATTTAAAAGTACTAGCATCAAAAGATAACTGCAAAAATCAGTTACTTAAGACTAGAGAAATAAAAGGGGAGAACGTAGGTACTTATATATTAGATTCCAACTTAAACCCCTCTTTTAAATTTCGTGAAACATTCTACACAATTGCTGAAAACGCAATTCAAGTCTACACTAAAGACTTTACAATAGCATCTACTGAAATGTCTTATTACAGATATCCTAAACAAGTAGAACTAGAAAATAAAGATGATCCAGAAAGCAAGTTTAAAGAAGAACAATTAGAGTTCGACGACAAGTTAATAAATAGAATTATATTTATGACAACAGCTCTCCACGATTTATCTGCAGAGGACCCAAGGTACCAAGCATTCAAACAAGAAACAATACAAAAATTTTAAACAATAAAAATAATAATTAAATTTAAAAATTATGGCTTATAAAGCGAAAGACCAATTTTTTCCTCCGATAGTAGAAGGAAATGTGAGACTTACAGGAAGCTCATTAACCCTAGGAGTAGGAGAGCTTGCTTTTGTTGACGTTAGTAAAACAACAAAAGACGGAGTAAAAATATTATCAGACTTCTCTCCTTTAGCTCCGACAGCTAAATTGGCGATTAGAATGGGAGAGCCTAAGAATAATGTTTCTCGTTCAGAAGATAACAAAGCTATCTCAACAATCCCTTTTAAATTGCAAGACGTTGTTAATATCTACGTAGATGCACCACAAAAAGCAGGAGTAAGTGTAGATGATTTCATTATCGGATATAACGGAGCTGCGGGTTCTGAAATTGAGTTAGATAATGCTGAGAACGAAGTAATCCAAGTTTCTTTAAAAGGAGATCTAATGGGTATGATCGGTCTTCCAGATCGTAAGCACGTAGCTAACATTAACCTTACTGCACCTATTTCAGGAGTAAAAGGAACAGACTGGACAATGCATGAAATTATAGAGAATGCTTATTTAGAGCTAAAGAACTATAAGTTACCAGGAAACATCGATATTACTAATTATGTTGACATCATGTTAGTAAATAGTGAAAACGGAGTTCTACCAGGAACACCTAGTACATTTTATAACTTAGTAATTAGTGACGAAGGTACTTACTCTGCACAAGGGGCAGTTCAAGCGCAGTATCCAGCACTAGATATTAAGAAATTGAAATGGGAAGGCGGTAACACTACATACTCTGTATTAGGAACAACTTTACCAGCAGCCTACCAAGAAAAAGCAGAATTCAAACTAAAAGGATGTGACGCTTGCCCAGCAGGTTATACAGCCCTAGAGCAAGGTTTTGTATACGAAGTAGTAATTGCAGACCCAGCTGATCAAACAGTTGCGGTACAAGCATTGCCAGGAGCAGAAGCTGGATCAGCAGTATTAAACGATACAGTAGGAGATACTAATACTTACTCAGTAGTAACTGACGATGAGTTGACTCAGGCAGAGATAGATGCTTTTATTGCAGCGAACTTATCAGCTACTATAAACTTAATTGCTACTGACGTAGCCGATTTATGTGCGTCTGCTTTACCAGCAACAGTTGCCTGGACTGCAGGGGAAGTTTGTAACTCTACAACAGAATCTTACAAAATTACAGTAGCAGATGATGAGTGCGGTACAAGTAGATTGGCAGAAATTCGAGCAGCTTTCCCTAACTTAACAATTGTACAAGGAGCTTCAGCAGCTTGTCAAACAACTTACACTACATCAG